GATAATGATCCTTTATTAATTTGTTTATTTAATAATCCAATTATAGCTACAGCCCCACCTATTAAAACTAAACTTGCAACCATACCTAAAAGAATTTGAGGTTGCATCATAATAAAAAATGTAGTTATTGCAAATAAAGCTAAACCAACAGCAAATGATTTTAAAGCATCGCCTACCCTATCTAATGCCCTTGCGCCTTTTCTTATTGGTTTGCTCATCTTACCAAGTAAGAACATAGCACCACCTATTAAAACTAAACTAGCAAGTAAAAAAGGAATTGCGACAAGTCCAACAATAGCTAATAATCCAGCTAAAGCTAAATTTTTAGCAAACTTTAACATTGAAGAACTTACTAAATCTAAAACCTTTGCACCTTTCTTTACATCCTTTTCTTCTTTACCTAATTTTACAAATGCAGGTGTAACTATACCAAGAGCAGTATTTAAAAGCTTTGCTCCAATAAGACCTATAGGTAATAAAAAAGTAGATAGTGCTAGATTTTTAGCAAAGGTACCAATAGAATTAGCTATTATCTCGAAAAATTGTGCAGCCTTTTTTAATTCCTTACCATCTTCGCTTAATTTTAAAAATGTAGGAGTAATTATACCAAGAGCAACATTTAAAAGCTTTGCTCCAATAATTCCTATTGGTAATAGAAATGCAGCTATTGCTAGATTTTTAGCAAAGGTACCAATAGAACTTGATATTATTTGAAATGCTTCAGCACCTTCTTTTATTTTTTTAGTATTAAATTCTTGCATCACCCCGTAGAGATCAGTTATAGCATCCTTGAATTTAGTTATGGCTTTCTTAGGAACAAATTTAAATATAAGTAAACCTTTTGCTAATGTACTAGCACCAGCACCTAATAGTTTTAGGGCCTCCGCACCATCCTTAAATCCTGGATCAACTTTAGCACCTTTACCTTTAGCCTTTCCTTCAGATTTACCTTTACCACTTTTTCCTGCTGCTATTTGTTGTAAGAGCTTTGTTTGTATTCTCTGCTCTCTTATTGCTAGCAATTCACCACCACTCAAACCAGTTTCATCAGACTCAGTAACGGCTTCAATTAAAAGGCCTAGCATACTAGACAATTCAGCACCTAAGCTATCACTAGATGAACGTGTTGCCCCAACAAGAGTACTTAACTTATTAGAAAGAGATACTTGTATTTTTCTGAGTATATCAGTTTGAACGTTACGCTGCCCTTTTCCTGTGGCAACTGCTACTGTTAATGCATCAAGAGATTCTGCTGATGATTCAGTTGCAGCTTGAATCTTAGTTAAAGGATTCATTAAGTCTTGTAGAGTTACAGCAGCCATTTAGATTTTATTTTTACAATTTTGGCATGGACATCTTAGGGAGTGAAGGCGTTTTATAAGAACTCATATTTCTTTGAGCCTGCGATTTCATCCCATCCATATTGTATTTATCCTGTGTGTCTTTAGTATTTTGTTGCTCTTGCTTATTACGGTCCTTCAACAAATCATTATAGATTTCCAGCGTATACTCATATTCATAGAAAGGAAGCAAATCCAACTCTGATGGTTGGAGATGCAACTTTTCTAATAATAGTACTCTAATCTTAAAGAAGTTCAGCAGAGATATCTGAAACAATGAATAGAGCCTTGATACCGCCGGGAAACGTGAGCGGTACGCTGACCTCCTCACCGCAGCTTTTACATGGGAATACCATCTCCGGCTTAACGCCGACTTTCATGTCTTCAGCTAATCTGTAGACGATTGTATATTTTGTAGAATCCCAACCTTGAAAGGATGTTATCTTTGCAAATATATCTTTTTCATTCCAGCCTCTCCATTCTCTCTGTAGGTAAGGCAATATGGCCAGTGTAGATTTATCCCACCCTAAGTTTTTCTCTTCTCTATCTCTGATATAATCAGTTATCGCCCTCATAACACCTATTGTAGGAGGTGCCATTTGTATAACGCCATAACTTTTAGTTGCTACAGAATAACATCTATCACTATCATCATAGTATTTTTCAAATTTTTCTACAACAGAATTAAATTGTAAATTAGAAGTTCTTAACTCCATAGAATCTTGAGATTTACAATCCTGAGATTTACATGATTTTTTACCAACTGGCATCATTAATGTTTGTTCACCAGTTTTAAATGTTAATTCTCTAATTGAAAGTATTAAATAAATTCTATCTTCTTCAAGAATATCCTTATAAGAACCTCTAGTAGTTCCATACATTACTTTACTACATGATACTACTATATTATTTAAACCTTCATCAACTTCTCTTAAGTTATTTTCATCAATAGTTGAAAATGTTCTAACTTCTGCAACTTTTGCAGGCCTAATATGAATTTCAAAATCATCTCTATAAAATTTACCTTTAGATGGAAACTCACTAAGATCTAGCGCAGTATATCCAACCATTGCATTTATTCTTTTAATCTCAGGATCATCAGACGTTATTGTATTCTTTTGCTGTTGGGTAACAACTTTACCTAAATCTTGTACTACTTTATTAGGAGTTTCTGTAGCTTCTACTGAAATACCTTCAGCAGCTGCAAACTCTTTTTTAATGTTATCTTCGTGCTCTGACATTTTTTAATTATTTTTTATTAATTGTTTTTCGATTGTATTTTCATCAACGATATGTTCTACTATTAATTGTCTAACATATCTTGAAATGGCAACAGGTTTAATTCTGCTTTCCATTGACTTTTGTATAATAATTGCATTGAGACTATCTTCGTCTTCAGGCGTTAATAATACTTGTAATTTTTTTGTAAGTTTTTTCTTTTGTGGAATAAGCTCTTGGACAGTTTCATTAAAACCATATTTAGGATTATCAGATTTAAATTTATTAATCCAATATTCTACTCTTTTTAAAATATCACTTAGTGAATCGTCTTCTTTAAAAACTTCTAAGACTTCTCTATTAAATGAAGTAGTTCCAAAATCCTTTACGGCACGCTTAATGTATTTACCTGATCCAAAGTTATTAGGATTATCATTTACTGAATACCCAACGTAAACTTTGTTCGTTTTTTGTTGTTGTAATTTATAGATTATCATTTTTCTATATTATATATTTTATATTATATATTAGAGTGAAGGCAAAAAAACTGGGAATACATTAATATTCCCAGATTTAATTTTAATTAATTAGTATTAAGATCCTACATTCTCTTCAACCCAGTGATCACAACGATAAGTTATCGTTAATTCTACTGCATCTTGGTTTTCATAGGCTAGTTCATCAACAAAATCCATTTGCTGTATTGGGAATACATCTTTAAATGTAATCTTTCTAAAAATATCACCTGCTCGGTTATACTGAACTAAAATCATACTACCTACATAATCCTTCTTTAATCCCATTTCACCAGTTAATGGATCATAGATTAAATTAGTCCAGTTACGGAATGTATTATATATGTAATTTTCATTTGCATCATTTAAGTTAAGTGTAAAGTTAACTGGTAAATCAACAAACGTTTGTGCTGGCATACCTGCAAAAGATCTATCAGCAAATTTATATTTTTGCTGTATTGGATCGATTGATGGATTCAACGCATTTAATCCTCCAATGGATTTTACTTGCTCTAAGATTAGTCCTGTGTCATCCCCTAATGGCGAAAATACAGTTAGCTCAAAGAGGTTAGGTTGAATTGGTTCGAACCTTTGGCTACTGGCCCTTGATTGGGTATAATGTGGTAACGGCATAGTTTATTTTTGTTTTTTTATATATTCATCTTTAGTTACTCCCTATTGAAAGTTTCCTGTACTAATTGCTCCAGTTCTTAAAATAGTTGTTCTTTGTACAAGAATTTCCATTCCTCTTACTGGTTCAATATATGTATCTAGGATACCAACGCTCTGATCAATGACATCTGGTGTGTTATTGGTTTCATCCATTATATTTCTATAATCGTAAACACCATCATCATTTTGAACAGTTGCTAAGAAGTTATCCGCTAATGTTTTGATTTCTAATCTCGTTTGAGCTGTATTAAATTCAAATAAGTAGTTTTTAAGAATTGCATCGATACCATCTTGGATATAAATTACAACCTCTCTAACGTTAATTGAACTTAAAGCAGATTTAGGAACCTGTTGTGCAGTTTTATTTGCAAATATAGTTGGTCCTGTTCCACTTTGGAATACAATCGGATTAATTCCGAATGGCTCTAAGTAATAACGATCTTCTTGATCTAAGTTTAATTCTAAACCTACAACCCCATTACCACCTAATACTCCACGTCTTACACCAGCCACGATTGACCACGGTAATGCGTTTTCATATTTAAGTATGAAATTATTAGATACATATGCAGCAGGTGGAACACTTATGTTCTTACCTAAATCTCTAACAGTCATAAATGGATAATAATAACCACCCCATGAACCACCGCTTGTTGCAGAAGGTAATGAGAATCTAACTGTTGGATTCAATGCAAGATTTCCACCTTCAGATATAAACTTAGAAGATAAACCTCCAGTTGCATCTGAGAAACTTGGATCTGTATTTTTCTTAAAGTCTTTAGCCGATGGAGCATTAACTATTGCAAAAGCATTTTTTCTACCTGCACATAAGTTAGTATAAATAGCTTTACAATTTGCTTCGATTCCATTTCCATAAGTATCTACTACATAACGGAAGTTAATCGTTTCTTTATCGGTTAGCGCTTTATATAAATTAGTACCACCTAAAATTGGAGATAAACATTTATTTTGTCTTTGGTTTGATCCATCTGGTACATGTTTAGTAGTATCTAATTTAAATCCTGGTAAAAGGAATACATTAAGATAATCAATCCATGAATCAATTGGGTAATATAATT